CTACACAAAAGGAAAGAAAAAAATGGCACCACTATGGGGAGCAACTGACTCTGACGAGTCAAAGCCTAAGAATTTGACCACTGTCGAGAAAAGAGATGTCTTCGCAAACAATAGTGGTTGGGTAAGAGTTGCAGGTACTGCACTCAATGGAAACGACAATGCTGATGCAACACCAGAAGTGTTGGTGGCAATTGGAGAACTAGCAACAAGTCTAGGACAGGCAACAGTATCATCTGTAAGATTCACTACATCAGAAGTAGATGCATCTGCAGGTGGTACTCTTTCTGCTGTCGTTGAGTTCAACGAGCAGGTAACAGTTGCAACTGCTGCACCAATATTAGTTGTAACAAACAGTAGAGCAGGTGGCGGTAGTGCTGCAAACTTCTCACTAGCAATGGATGGTACACTCCCAGTTACTAACGATAGTCTTACATTCTCTACCACATTGACTGGTGGTGACGGTAAGCAAGTTGCTGACGATGTGTTGTCTATCGGAGCACAGAGTATCAACCTAAATGGTGGAACAATCGTTGATACTATTGGTGGTGGTAACGCTGAGAGAGCAATCTCTGGTGCTCAAGGAACTGCTGCTGGTACAATTACAGTTGTAGCATAATGTAAATGAAATTTGATGAATTGAACGAGGAGAATCATCTCCTCTTTGCTATTAAATATTATGAAAATCCTCATGCTGCCACAATGGAAGACTTTGAGGAGGATCTAAAAAGATTCAAATATATCAAGAGACTGTTGAAGAAGTATGTGGTTTCGGGTGAGTTGAAGCATCATCTCATCTTGAACCACCTTATTATATGTTTCAATATATTTGGTGAGGGTACAATACCACTTCTTTTCTACAAGATAGAGAAAGAATATTGGTCTATACTCAAAACATTTTTATTATTTCTCAATAGAATACCTGACTATCCTAAAACTGGTCTTGATTCTCTTGATATTGACAAGGAATGTAACGCTATTCTAAATTCTATCTGATGGATCAGGATAAACTAGAAAGAATTATGCAACTTATTCGTGAGGACATGCCTACGAATAATATTTCTAGTGGAAACATCAAGCCTGCTACTGAGTTAGGTGATGATCCTATCGTACGTAAGAAGAAAAAGAAAAAAAAGTATGCTTATCTAGGTCCTAGATCTCGTAAGACTTGGATGCCATAATGGAAGACAATAATAACGTCAACGCTGCCATACTGGAGCGACTAGAGAAAGTTGTAGAGTCTTTACAAGATAATTCTGTAAAGATGGGTCAACTTCTTGCTGTACATAATGAGAAACTTGACAAGCAAGATCGTATTGATGCAGTATTATTCGAGAAGATAGAGCAGGTAGATCAGAAATTAGATCGACATGCTGAGAGTATAAAGAAAGGATGTGAGAGAGATATAATGCTCGTAGACAACCGTCTAAGAACGATAGAGAAGAAGATGTGGACAATTGCAGGTGCTTTGACTGTGATAAGTTTCATCGTTTCACCAATAGGGCAAAGGTTTATCAGGGGAACGTTGCAAGTTCCAACACAATCTGCTATAGTTGACACAGATATAAAGGTTTGAATGCTACACATCGATTCCAAATACATTGGATTGGTGTCTGCTCGTTTAGAAAAGTTCAAAAGAACAAAGGATAATCTATACAATTTTAGATGCCCTTTATGTGGAGACTCCAAGAAAAACAAGAATAAAACACGAGGATACCTCTTTCAAAAGAAAGGGGATTTTATTTTTAAGTGTCACAACTGTGGTGCATCGAAAGGTTTCTCTGCCTTCCTAAAGGAGATAGACCCTACTTTGCATAGTCAGTACACTATGGAGAGGTATAAGAGTGGTCTGACAGGCAAGGGTAGATTTACTGAGGAACCTACATTTACATTCAAAAAACCAGTCTTCAAGAAGAAGGTAGACCTACCACTAGCAAGTGAAGATCCACAGTCAAAGATATATTTGAGAAAGAGAGGACTCGATCCTGATAAGTTTTACTTTGCAGATAGATTCAAACATTTTTGTAACAAACATAAACCTACATTTGAAGATACAAAGTTTGATCATCCTCGTATAGTCATACCAATGTATGATAAAGATAAGAGTTTAATTGGGTTTCAAGGGAGGTCTTTAGACCCTTCTCAGAAACCTAAATATCTCACTATAATGCTATCAGAAGAATCACCTAAACTGTACGGTCTTGATACAATTAATGAAGAGGAACCAATCTACATCGTTGAAGGACCGTTCGATTCCACACTCGTGGAAAACTCGGTTGCTATGTGCGGCTCCGATGTTGATATTAGGTCGCTTGGTTGGAGCAATTATATTTGGGTTTTTGATAACGAACCACGTAACAGAGAGAACATCAACCGAGTCTCCAGAGTCATCGACAACGGAGACAAGGTAGTTCTATGGCCACAAAACATTGTTGAAAAAGATATCAACGATATGTTTCTTGGTGGACAGAATATAAAAACCCTGCTAGAATCAAATACGTATTCTGGTTTAGAAGCAAAACTAAAACTACAATCTTGGAAACGAATATGAGCAATGGCATCAACGTAAAAAAGAGAAAGGGAACTATAGAACCCTTGAATCTTGAAAAGATGCATCTAATGGTAGATAAAGCATGTGATGGTTTGGCAGGTGTGTCTGCATCACAAGTAGAGATACAATCTGGACTACAATTCTATGATGGTATATCAACCTCAGAGATACAGGAGATCCTTATCAAATCTGCCAACGATCTTATTGATTTGGATGCACCAAACTATCAGTTTGTTGCTGCTAGACTCCTTTTATTTTCTCTTAGAAAGAGTTTATATGGAGTCATAGAGGACATACCTCATCTCTCCGATCATATTCACAAGTGTGTAGATGATGGTGTGTACGACGCTGCTATCTTAGAAAAGTATTCTGAGGAAGAAATTAGTAGATTGCAGGGTGTCATAGATCACTCCAGAGATTTTATATTTACCTATGCAGGTCTTAGACAAGTTGCTGATAAGTATCTTGTTCAAGACAGAAGTACTGGACAGGTTTATGAGACACCGCAACAAATGTACATGCTTATTGCAATGACTATCTTTGCAGAGTATGATAAAGAACTTAGACTTACTTACGTAAAACGTTACTATGACGCAATCTCAAGACACAAACTCAACATCCCCACGCCCATTATGGGGGGTGTCAGAACACCCATTCGTCAATTTGCATCTTGTGTTCTGGTTGATAGTGATGACACCCTCGATAGTATCTTTAGCAGTGATATGGCTATTGGCAAATATGTCGCACAGAGGGCTGGTATCGGTATTAACGCAG